CGGAGACGCCGTTCATCATCCGGTCGAGCAGGGTGACCGAGAGGCGGATCGACCGCACCGCCTTGGGCGCTTCGGACTCGGCCGCGGCGGCCGCCTCGGGCCGCGCGGCGGAGGAAAGGTCGTCGCTGGCGAGCGCCGCGATCAGGTCGCAATCATCTTCGCTGGCCGGCGATTCGCCCGATTCGAGCGCGAGGACGAGCTCGCCGATCCGGTCGATCACCGCCAGCACGGCGTTGACCAGCCTGGTGTCGGGGACTCGCGTTTCGGCGCGGACCTCGGCCAGCGCGCCCTCGGCGGCGTGGCTCAAACGCTCGAGCCTGGGCAGCTCGAAGAAGCCGCAATTGCCCTTGACGGTGTGGACGAAGCGGAAAATCTCGTCGAGCCGGGTGCGGTCGTGCGGCTCCGCCTCCCAGGCGACGATCGCGCCCGACAGCGACTGCAGCATGTCGCGCGTCTCGGCGATGAAATCGTTGATCAGCTCGTCCATGGCGGAACGGCTTATGGGCACCCTTGGTAAAGATGGCGTTATCCTTCAGCCCGCAGAAAAACGTCGGTTTCGCCATTTGTTCACGGGAAACCGGACGCAACGCTCTCAGCGGGTTAGCTCGGCGCGTGGAAAACTTTGGAGGTGATTTGATGGCGACGAACAAGCTGGAAGACGCGCAGGCTCTCCTGGAGGGCCATGGCTGGAAGGTCGAGCGCCCGCCGTTCGATGATCCCTATGAGGTGATGTATCGGCGGATGGTGAGCGAAGGCGACGACCCCGAGACCATTCACCCGTCTGACTACGCTATGTCCGCCGAGTATGCTTGGGGAGAGTGGGACACGCGGCAGCTCGCCTTCCTCAAGAAGCACTTCGTCCTCAAGACGGAGGCGGGCAATGGTTGAAGCATACCCTCTCCAGTGGCCGGCAGGCTGGAAGCGCACGCGCGAGTATCTCCGCAAAAACGGGCCGTTCAAGGTGCCGCCGCAACAGGCCCGCCGGGAGATGCTGGAGGAAATTCGGCGTCTCGGGGGCAAGGAGATCATCGTCTCGACCAATCAGCCGCTCAACAAGGACGGCTCGCCAAGCCTCGTCAGGCGCGCGATCTACGACCCTGGCGTGGCCGTCTACTTCAAGCGGAAGGGGCGCGATGTCGTATTTGCCTGCGATCAGTATGGCGAGGTCCACGACAATATGCGCGCGATCAGCAAGACCGCCGAAGCGCTGCGGGGGATCGAGCGTTGGGGCGCGTCAGATATGCTGGAGCGCGCCTTCACCGGCTTCGAGGCCCTGCCCGCGCCCGCGCCCGAGCAATGGTGGCAGGTACTCGGCGTGCGCCAGGGTGCATCTTCCGATGAGGTTACGCGCGCCTATCGCGAGAAGGCCCGCGCTGCCCATCCCGACACTGGCGGGAGCGAAGCGGCCATGGCTCGACTCAATGCCGCGCGCGCTCAAGCGCTGAGGCTGTCCGCATGACCCTCACCTATGATCCACCACAAAGGATGGGCGAAGAGAGGTCGGGCGATTTCGCTGCGCGAACCGTCGCCACTCAGCAAAGCCCGAGCCCAAGTGGTCTCGGCCCTGCGGGTGAGTGTCAACTATCGCGGCAGATATTATCTGACCGCAAGTCAGCTGCAATCTGCTTATGATGCGAACGAAAGGAAGCACGGGATGAGCAATAGCTGTGATCGGCACAATTGGTCGGTTTGGTCCGCCTTCGTCTGGCTTGGTTGGCCGATGAAGCGGCGCCGCTGCTTTGGGTGCGGGGCAGTCGAGATGCACTACGATGATGAGGACGAGCTGTGACTTCGGGCAATATAATCCAATTTCCCGCGCAGGCGCTGAGCGACGATGCGGAGGCGGTGGCCTCTGCATGGGAGGGACTTGTCCGGGTAATGGAGGCGAACGGACGAGCCCGCGTCGAAATCGGAATTGCGGAGGCACGGACCATCGCCAAGCTGGCACGGGGGGCGGTCCAATGCGCCTGAGACCGCGCGCAGCCGCCCGTCGTCGCGAAGCTATCGCCCCGCTGCTGACCGGAGTTCTTCTTCGTGGTCTTCGCGATGCGCTGCGCGGCGCCCCAATGAAAGCCAGCGCCCGCAAGCGCCTACTCGCCATGGGGCTGATCGAGAAAGAGCGCGATCATTATTCGCGGCTGACTTCGGCGGGGCTGCGCGCCCTCCGCGAATCCGCAACAGAATTGAAGGGGCCTTGCGATAGCGGCAGCCACTCGAAGAGCGAAGACGCCACTTAGGCGGCTGAGGCCGAAGGCTGGCAGAGCGGCCCGAAGGGCATCGCCCGCACCTAGGTTGCGAAGCCATGTAGGAGGATGAGATGGAATACGAGCAAGCCAGAGAATCAGCCGGAGCGGCGATCAAGGCGCCGCGCGAATTGTACGAGCGCGACGTGCGGGTCAGGGCGCTCGTTCAGAGCTGCGCCGCCTTCGCTCAACAGGAGTTTGGGCGCGTCGACCCAGAGAAAGCGGACAGGGACGCCAACGAGATCGCGACTCGCGCCTGTATGCTGCTCGCCGGTCGCATCTACACGGAAGACGCCGAGATCGTCGCCCTCCGCTATGAGCGCGACCAGTACAGGAAGCTGGCGGAAGATACCTTGCTCGGCCTCCCGCGAATTCCCCTCATTCCCGATCCTCCTCGCCCATAACCAGTCAGGTAGAGGGCTTGGCAGGACATAGGTTCATGGCGATTGCCTTCGGCACCGCCGCTTTCGCCCTTCGGGCCGAGCCTTGCTGCGCGTCTCGGCGCTTCGCGCTTCAATCGACTATCGCGGTGTTTTCTGTGGCAAGCGCAAGCGTTTAGGAGTAGGATCGAACGATGGAAAAACAGGCCGCGCTCGACGCCGCGCTGGAGCAAATCAACCGCGCATTCGGCAAGGGCGCTGCGGCCCATGGCGCCCCAAGACCCGAGACGATGACGGAGACGGTCGCGCGCGAACTGTGCCGCCAGCGGCTACTAATCGAGGAACGGGAACTCAGCGCCGACGAGGTTGATCGCTATGTAGACGGTTACTGGCGCACCTTCATCCAGCGCGCGCAGGACATGTTCCGAGCCATGGCCACGCCAACCGAAGACATGCTGAACGACGTCGAAGGCTGGCAGCCAAAGGACCAGTATCAGGACCTAGAGACCGAGCGCGAGCGCATCGAGTTCATCTGGCAGACGATGCTGACGTGCGCCGAGTATGAGCTGGACGAGCACTCGCTGGCGCAAAAGGCGAGCATGGCTGAAGCCGATAAGCGCTGGCGGGAAGCAGGCTGCCCGACTCAAGGCGACCCGCCCTTCTAGGGCCTCCCCACCAACCTCCTCCCCACTCCCCACAGCAACAGGAAGAAGGCCGAGCATAGCGCGAGGTTGGACAGCGCGGGATCGATCACCCGTCCAGTCGATTCGCGGTGTCAACGGCCTTCTTGCTGACGGCGGCGGCCAATGCGGCGCGCGTGGTCTGCATTTCCTCCTGCGTCCGCGCATCGGGCGCCGAAGAGGTCAGCCCGTCGATCACGCCGACCAGCTTCTCGCCGACCTCGGAAAGCGCGTTGGCGGTGCCGATCATGCCCGAGACGCCCTGAAGGCCGGGGATGGCGGCGGTGACGCGCTGCGCGGCTGCCAGGACGTTCTGGATGGTGTCCACGATGTTGCCGATGCTCATGGTGTTTCTTCCTGAAAAGGGGTGGTGCTCTCCGCTTTCGGCGGCCGCCCTCCCGTTATTGAAAACTAATGATAATTCACCGATTTGGGGCGGTGCTCAGGCGGTGCGGCGGCCGCCCCTAGCTGCTCCCCAATGCGGTGCGGATTTCAGCGACGCCGGCCATCGCCTCGCGAAGGGCCGTGGCGTAGTCGGTTGCCGAGCCAGCGGCGGCAAAGCGTTCGGCGGAGGCCAGCGCCGTGTTGACGCGGCGAATGGCAGTGGCGATCGATCTGGCGCGCGGCGTGCCGGGTACGATGATGCCCCGGTCGGTCAGGAGGTTGATCGCGTCCAGCGCCACGTCGAACGTTTTCCATGCCGTCTCCAGCGCGCGGTCGTCGATCGTGGTGCGGGAAAGCGGTGCGGGCGGGCCGGACATTAGCGCGCCTAGCCCGGCGCAACTGGACAGCGACAGTGCCGCCAGCGGGATCAGGAACAGTCTCATCGCGTCTCTCCTTGGTGTTGGTTGTTCACAGCCCTTTCCACCTTCGCCGCTGGCGCGCGGCCCAGATGCGCCCGCCCACCGTCTGCGGCTTCCTTGGCCACAGGAGCGCGGCGGTGATGGCGGCGAGCAGGATGGTGAGCTTCATGGCTTGGCGTCCTCTGTCTGGACGGGGTTCTGCGGCGGGTTGTCGACCGTGACCGACCGCTGCTGCGGAAGGCGGAGGACGCCGATCAGGCCGCCCGTGATCGTGCCGAGCCCGAAAGCCTCGATCTTGCCGATGACGCCCGGGGCCACCGCTCCAGCTACCAAGGCCGCGATGAAGACCGTGACGAGTGCGGCCAAGGTCGCCAGATAGGCCGTGAGCTGCTGGTTGCGCTCGCTCATTGCCCGAACACTCCCCAGATGGCTGAGCAGATGCCCGCCGCAACGAGCGCCGCGTAGACGTTGCCCCGCGTGACGTACTGCGCGGACATCTCCCGCATTCGATCGATCAGCCCATTGTGGTGAACGCCCTTTTCCTCCACGCTCTTCACCGCGACCTTGATCGCCTCCTCTGCGCCGCCGAGCGCCAAAGTCGTCGCCTTCGCGTTCTTCACGTCGATGACGGCAATTACGGTCCCCATGCCGACCACGACCGAGAGGCCGAGCAAAAGCATCCAGCGGTTGCCTGCGTCAACATAGGACTTGAGGGAGACATCGCGGCTCACGGCGTGACCCTGTCCCCGGGCACGATCGGCTCGGACAGGGGCCGGTAGGGAGGTCCGCCGCGCATGATGTCCAGCGTCGCCTCTATCCGCGCCGTGCGGGCGTCGATCCGGCTCAGCGCGTCTCCCCGCTGGCGATCCGCGGCCTCAAGCAATTCGACGCGCCGCGTGTTCTCGGCCACGGCCACGCTCGTCACCGCGATCTGCCAGAACACCGCGAGCAGGCTTATCGCCACGGCAAGCCAACTGGGGCTGATCGGGAACTTGCGCGCCTCAGGCTCGCGCTCGCGCGAAGCCGTCACCGGCATGACCGAAAAGGGTGCGGGGCATAGCTCAGCATCTGGGATGCTCCTTTGTCGTGCTTGAGGCGCCCGCCTTGTTGAACGAGGTCGGGAAAACGATTAGAACGAGGCGTGGACACCGGAACGCGGATAGGGGCAGCGACGGCCAAGCTTGGCGTCATCCGGGCAGTCGTGCTTAGGGCAAGAGAAGCCGGTCCGCCGTGCACGAAATGTGCCTACTACATCGCGCCTCAGCCTCAGACGCCCTCGACAAAGAGGGTTGAGGCGCTTTGTGGTCACTTGGCCTATACCGAGCAGGCGTTCACGCCGGTTGACGGGGAGGTGGTGGCGACTGTTCAGGTGTCGGCGGCGACGGCGCGGTCCGACGATGGCCTCTGCGGCTTCGAGGCCGCGCTGTTTGAACCACGGCCGATGATCGGAACTGCCTTGAGTTGGGCCGTCATCTGCCTCGCATCGGCTCTCGTCATTTGGCCGGTCGCCCGCTTGCTAATCGGCGGCAACTAGCGGCGGACGTAAGGATCTTCGGCGTAGTAATATCCGGCCGCTGGAGCGCTGATCCTGCCGACGACACCGGGTCCGGACTGTCCGCCCAAGAGCGGGACATTCGCCGGGATTTGACCAAGCATCCCTTCGCCAACGGTTCGCAGCCAATCGGGGCGCCTCACCATCGCGGTCTGGGCGAATGCCCGGCCGGGATTCGTATAGGGCAGGCTGAGCGCGCCAATGCCAAGGCCCATCTTCATTCCGTTGTCGGTCCATCCCATAGCGTCTGAGCCGGCGCCAGCGCCCCCCAGCCCGAGACCGAGCGCAGGGGCCAACAGTCGGCCCGCCGTCCCCGAATCGGGATAGCTGTTCGGCAGAACCTGTTGGGCATGGCGCTGCAATTCGAAGAACGGCCGGCTCGTCGATGCGGCTTGGTTGCGGCCGCCGTAATTGATCGTCCCTTGCCTCGCCGCCCGGCCGAGCTGCGCGGCCGTAAACTCCCCGCCGCCTCCCGGATTATTCATCCCCGCCAAGCTTGCGTCGCGAGTGATCGAGTAGCGGCGATAGGCCGTGTTCGCCTGGTTGAGCTGAGGCACGATATCCGGGCGATGGCGGCGGGCGAGGCTCATCAACGCCCGCTCGGCGTCGCGCAGGACTTGCGTTGCCTGGCGCCCCAGAGGAACGCCCCTGTAGGCCGATTGAGCCTCCTTCACCGTCTGCAAGGCGGCTTGGAAATTGGGGCCATTGAGCCGCCCATTCTGGAAAAGGGGCTCAATGTTGTCGCGCAGGATGTAGGACACGTCCGCGCCGATGTTCGGAATGCGAGACGCGCGCCGCTGCAAAGCCGTGAGGTCGGCGGCGATGCGCCGATCTCGAGGAAGGTCAACGCCGGTAAGGGCCTGGGTGTAGGCTTGCTGAATTTGGCCAAGCGCCTCTTCGTTGGCGACCTCGCCCATCGCCCCACTTTGCGTCCCGCCGATCGGCTGAACAACGTCCTCCATCGCGGCGGTGTTGAGCCGCTGAAGCCCCTGCGCCCGCTGAGCGGTGATCGTTGGGCCTATCACGGGCACGCTCGTGGCGGTGTTTTCCATGTTCTCGATCACGCGCCCAACGCGCCCGCCTTGCCCGGCAATCTGGCCAACGGTGAGCGGAAATCCGCGGGCGTCCAGATAGCGCGTTGCCGCATCACGCGAGCCGGTGGCGGCCCGGCCCACGCCAGCCATGGCGCCCCGGCCAGCCACGCCCCCGGCCGCGTTGGCGATGATTGCCAGCGGCACGTTTTCCATGCCGTCGCCAGTGCCAGAGTAAGCCCCGTAGGCCACGTCTCCCGCGACAGGGCCGCGAAGCCACGCCGGAAGGCGCGACGCCACCCCGGCGCCCCGCATAGCGGCCGCACCGGCGCCGTAGGCCATGGTTGCGCCGCTGACATCGCCAAGGAATGAAGCTGTGGGGTTGGTCTCCCTCAGGCCAGCGATACCGGCCCGGGCCTGATCCGCGTCTCCGCCCGTAGCGCCAACGAGATCGTCCAGCCTGTTGCCCAGCAGCCCGTTTCCGGCCTGTACGGCATAGGCCCCGCCCGGGGATTCGGCGGCTCGCGAAAGGGTGCGGCTTGTTCCCGTCTGCGACACGTCGCGGGTGTAGAAGCTCTCCCCGATTGGATAGGGCTGGCCCGGATTCTGTCGGCGCCACGCTTGAAATTCCGGGCGTCGCCGATATTGCAACGCCTGCTGCACATTGGTGCCGCTCGGGTCGACGCCGTTGTCGCGAAGATACCGAACAATCTGCGCGTCGGGAACGCCCCGCGCCATCATCTGGCCGAGCCGAGTTGAAATGCCCCTCAGGACGGGATCGACCTCAAGCCGGGTTTGCCCGCCGCTGAACTCGCGCGCCTGCTGACCGGTTGGCGTACCGGCATAGGGCTCGACAGCGGTTACGTGATCTTGCGGGGCCGCACTTGGAGGCTCCTGCGCCATGGGCATGTTGCGCCAGTCGATCGGCTCGAGCCCGACGCTTTCGCGGTTCGCGTTCAAGCGCCCTTGCAACGCATCCAGCCGGGCCTCGTTGGACGTGTCGAACGATTGCGCGTCGAGCTGGTTGTTGCGGGCGAACAGGCGCCCCTCGTAATCGCTCTGTGAGCCTATGCCAGGAACGCGGAACGCGCCGAACGCCTGCTCGGACAAATTGCCCGCCGCCGTGTCGAAACCCGAGTTGCCGGGGCTGAGGAAGCTGGGCATCCACCCCGCGAGATCGTCGTTCTGATAGCCGCCGCGATACCGTTCGGCGACATCGCGAAACTGACCGGTTGCCGCTTCGAGGCGGGTGCGAAGTCGGGTGCGCTCGTTGGCCTGATCCGCCGTCAAGCCGCCGCGCGCAAGGGCCTGTTCGCGCTCCTGGTTTTGCAGTTCCAAGGCGCGGAGCTGTTCGGCCGACGTGGCCGGGGCGTTGGCCGAAGCGGCGGCCTCATTGCGGGCGCGCGTGGCCTCGTCGTCATAGCGCGGCGTCGGCTGACGAGCAGGCCCCTGAATGCGCCCGGTCTGTCCGATTCGCGGCGCGTGGGGGGGCGGGCCGATGGTGGACGCACTGGGCTCCGGCGCGTCCCGAAACTCGTCCCAAGGGTCGCGAAGCATTAGCGGACCTTCCTACGCCCGTCAGGCGTGACAAAGACTGTGCCGGGGGGCAAACTGCGCGCCTGCTCGGGCGAGTTGACGCGGACAGGCTGACGCTGTGGCGCGCCCCGCGCGCCGCGCTCGCCATGGTAGGGGACCGCTCCATAGCCGGGAAAATCGACATGGACGTGGTTTCTATGAGGCTCCGGCGTAACCCGCGCGGATTGCCCGTAGAGACGCCTGGCGCGTTCCGCGAGCTGGGCAAGAGACAGGCCGCTGGTCCCGACGCCAATGTCAATGCTGTCGCCCCTCAGGTGGTTCGATCCCTCCACGCCCCCCACGGCAGCGTTGCCTTCCGGCGTGCGACGACCGCTGTTGAAGGTGACGCCGGGGATGGCTCGGAGAATGCTGAGAGGATCAGGGCCGCCGTAGCGCGACGCTCGGCCTTGTCCGACGCGCGGCGCGGACAGTGGAGGCCCGCCCGGAAGGGTTGTCATCTGCCCAATGACAGAGCCTGGGGGTGCCTCTTGTTGCAGTGCAGAGCCTGCTAGCGGCACTTCGCGCCCGGTGAAGCTGTTGACGCCCGCAAGCTCGCCGCCGGGCTGAAGCGGGACGACTTGGACGCCTTGGTGGCGAGGTGTGACCGCGCCGCCATGCCCGTTCGCGTCCACGCCGCCGACATCGAACACGCTGCCCTGGAATTCATGGCGAGACGGGGCCATGCGCGTCATGCCGCCCTGGCCGTTCAGATTGGGCGTGAAGGTGCTCCCGCCCGCGGCGCCTTGCTCGCGGGTGCGAAAGCGGGTGTTGAACTCGGTCCCGAACGCTTCCGGGTTCGACATGGCAAGCTCGGCCTGCCCTGGATCCATGCCCTGCTTGACGAGATTGTTGAACAAGCTGGAGCGCAGACCCTGTTCGCGCTCGGCCTCTTGCTGGCGCAACGCCAGGGCGGCCGCCTGTGCGCGGCGGGCGTCGTTTTGCTGAAGCTGCGGTCCGGCACCCAGGAAGCTGAGCGCGGCCCTGCCCCAGTCGAACCCCTGCCCGCCCGCGCCGCTGAACATCCCCATATCAGCCCCCCATTCCGCTCGCATAGGCGTTGGCCCCGGCCTGGCCCATCTGGAGCAACTGGCTGAACAGGCTCGGGCGCCCCGTCGTCGTGCTGGTTGTCGTGCCGGTCGTATTGCCGGTGACGTTGCGGCCGACGAGAATATCGTACGGCGTCATGCCGGAAAGCTGCCCCATCGCCTCCAGTTGCGCGAGCGGCGCCATCGCATAGCCCTGCTCGATCTGCCGCTGTTGATCACCGAGCGTGGACATGGTGCCGAGATCGGCGCGGGTATTCGAACCGTAACTGTCCGCCAGCCCGCCCATGAGCCCGGCGGCGGACAGCTGGCGATTGAGCGCGTTGTCCTGTTGCCCCGCGTTGAACATGTTCATGGTGTTGCCGGCGCTGGCGTCCTGCATTCCGAGCTGGTTGGCGGTGTTGAAGCCCTGCTGCCGCAACCCGCCCTCAAGCGCGCCCCGGTTCATTGCCGTGTCGGCATCGAACTGGCCTTCCGCCAAGCCGAACCGGGAGCCGCCGAACGCGCGGTTTCTGGCGCCCGCCGCCTCAAGCTGAGCCCGGCGCTGGCCTGCGTCCATGTCGAAGCTATTCAGCGTGGAGCCGATCACTTGCTGGTCGTAGGGGTTGGAATAGGCGGCAGCCTGGCTCGCCCCCGTGAGGGCCGGGTTGCCGCCGCCGATCGGCTGCCCTGTCCGCGGCATGGCGTAGCCCGGCATTTGGGGCGCGGGCGAGTAGCCGCCCGCAGGCGTCGGGAACGGGCTGCCCCTGTCCGGCGCATAGGCCCCGTCCGCGCTGAACTTGCCGCCCGGCTGCGGAGCCTGTCCTTGAAATCCGCCGCCAGTGCCCGCAGGAGCCCCGGCAAGGTTCGGTTTGGCCATCCCGGCTCCTGCCGCCATCCCAGCCGCGCCTTGAGCAAGGGGCTGCCAGTCGTCCAGCCTGTCGGCGTTGCCCCACGCCTGTTGCTGCAACGGCGCTGCCCCGGCAACAAAGCTATTCGGGTCCATGTCGCCGAACGCGCCGATCCTGCCCACGTAGTCCTGTGCGGCGCCGGTCAGCCAATCGGGCGTGACGGGCATGGTGGTGCCGGTCTCGTTCTGGTTGACGTTCTGCGTCGTCTTGGTTTTCGATGAACTGAAGCCCATTAGAGCGCCTTTCTGAGTAGCGTCTGGCAGATTTCGTAATCGCGATCCTTGAGCAGCCGGACCCAGCCCGATCGCGACTCTACTTCCGCGTGAGTGCATCCGTTCGCCTTGGCCCACTTCTCGGCGGCGGCGATCAGATCCAGCACTTCGTCCATCGGTCCGGCCGCGACGAGGCCATGGATAACCTTCGCCCCGCCCGGATATTGCCGGAGCTCGGCGACGATGGCGGCGTGATCGGAGAACCAGCATTCGGCCTTGCCGGATCTGACCAGCCCGTCGAGATAGTCCAGCGTGTAGAATTGCGGATCGATGGCGTCCGCGAACAGCTCCCGGAACGCGTCGTAGCGGCTCATCGCTGCCCGACCTTGACCGCGTCGAACGTCAGCTTCCCGAAGCGGCAGAATGTCGCCGTATTGGCCCCGCCGTCCGTCCCTGAGAAAATGGCGCGGATCATCCGGCCCGATGCCCGGAAATTCTTCTTGGTCGTCGATGTCGTGAGCGTCAGCGTCGGCTGCGTCACTTCGGCCCCTTGCGGATATTCGCGCGTCTTGAGGACAAGCGATATGTTGCCGGCCTGGTCCTCGAAGTCCGGCCAGACCGACCGCATCATCACCCGGTCCTGTGCGTTGTTCAGGTAGTAATCCGCGCTTTCCAGCGACCAGCTCAGCGTGACGGCGGACGTGCTGTCCCCATAGCTCCCGGTTTCGCAATTCAAGAGGTTGCCGGCCGAATCGATGGCAATGACGTTGTTGATGCCCTGGTGCATCGCGCGGCGCGCCAGCTCGCCTTTCGACCATTTCCCATCCAGCGTTGAAAAGGAGATGTAGGCCCCCGGCTGTGCCGTTGAGGACGTGCCGGTGGGATAGACGAACCAGACCTCCCCGAACTTGGCGACATAGGCGGCGTAGGACCGGGAATGGATGGATTTGGTGGTGTTCAGATTGCCTTGGAAATAGCCGATGACGGGGCAGTCCATCACCTTCGGCGGGGCGCCGGGCGTCCATGCGTAGAATTGAAGGTCGGGAGCGATCCAATAGGCGGTCTGGTCGACCACGGTGACGGCGCTGAGGCCGATGCAGCCGCACTGCTGCCCGACTTTCTCGAAACGGTAGGTCTGGCTCGGATCGCCGATGAATTGGCCGACAAACAGGTCGCGGTCGGTCCACACCGCGACGTAAGGCCCAACCATGCGCCCGGTGATGATCTTGCCCGAGCCCTCCAATATATGTTCGAACGCGTTGTTGGTGGTGAGCGAGGTCCAGTCGGTGATGTCCTCGATGTCCGAGCCGCGGATGCACATTCCGTTGAACGTGCCCGAAACCTCCTCATTGCAGCCGAGCGCGAGGACCTGACGTTCGGGCGTGACCAGAATGGCGGTGATGTTGTCCGGCGATTGCGTGACTTCGGTCGCATCGACGGCGGTGTTGAGCTGCCACTGGTAGAGCGGGTTGCCGGGGAAGTTGGCCAGAAGAATGTCGCCGTAGGTCTGGAGCGACCAGGCCGTTGTCGAAACCGTCCCGCCCCCCGGCGTGATGTCGTAGAGCGTGCTGGCCGTTTCGATGTAGAGGCCCGATGTCGTGGCATAGGCGACGTAGGTCGTGCCCGCGCTCGAGCGCCATTCGAGGATGCGGCGGCCCGTTCCCGCTACCGTTGAAGCGATGCGCCTCAGCCATCCCCCAATCGGCTGCATCCGGCCTCTGAACGAGCGGACGTTCGATCCCTCTATCCACTTTCCGTCGCTCGAAAACTCGGTGTCATCGGTGAACAGGCCCGGCGGCGGGGCGAAGGGGATGAGCGTCATGTCGCGATCAGGCCGTGGGCGCGAGCGCGGGCGAGCAAGGCGTTGAGCTGCGTAATCGCGGTAGCGGCGTCGGTCGCATCGGCAACGGCTGCTCCTTGTTCCCCGACCACCTTTGTGCCGTTGGCGTAATATGCCTTCCCGCTTTCGACGTTCAGGCCGTTGGCCGTCGCGGCGGAGGTATTCGTACCGTTCACGTTGAAAACGATCGGCCCGAGCGAATTTAGAATCGCGAAGGTGGAGCTCCACTGCAAATAGCCCTGCGCCGTTGTCCCCGCCGCGTCGTAACCGGCGATTCTGGGCGAGGCGGAGCCCATCAACTTGGCCTTTTCGTCGCCCGCCATGCTGATCGTGAGCAAGCCGGTCATCGTGTCGCCGGCCTTCTCGACCCAGATATCCCCCGCACCCCCGGCCACGAGTCCCATATTCGTGCGGGCGGCGGCGGCTGAGGCTCCAATGCCCCACGCGGCCAGCCATGCCGCGCCATTGAAGAACGTCAGCGTGTTCAGCGTGTCGTCATAGGCCAGCGCGCCTTCGTTCGCTCCCATGCTCGCCTCAGTCGGCAAGTCGGCCGTCGCGGCGCTCCAGAGCCAGAACGGGGCCGATAGTTTCTGCCGGAACAGGGCTGCGATATCGGCCGCGAACTTGGGCAGCCAGGAAAGGCCGACCAGCGGCGCGCGGAGATTGGTCATGGTCTCTCCGCGCTTGCTCCCGGTTAGTCGGGCGGCTTATTCCCCTGTGGGAATTCTCGGTATCGGCTCGCCTATTCGGTCAGGCCAGAAGTGGATGATCTCGCTCGTGATGCCGTCTCGGCTTACGATGGTCAGCTCGGCAGCGGCGCCGATGTTGTCGGCTCCCACGCGCCTTTGATCCTCTATGCGCCGGATTAGTGCCGCGCGTTCCGCGTCGAACGGCTCCTTCGATGGCGGGCTGTCGCAATGGAGAGTGCCGACCAGCTTCTCGTCGACGAAATAGCATTCGGGGACGTTCGTCTCGGGCTCCCAGAGCGCGATGAACAGCTTGGCGGGCTCAGGCTCTACATGCCCTCCGTTCCTGTCCGCGTCCTCTCGCACCAGCCCCAACAAATCGAAGATGGTGCCCATTGCTTCGGCCTGGCTCTGCCGGGCGGCCAGCCAGTTCGCGATGACAGACCTTGTGTAGATGGAAACAGCGCCGCTCCTCGCGACCGCCATCGAGAGATGAGGCGCCGACACCACTTTGGAGCCGATCATCGCGAGACGCCCGCCGCTCATAGTCGCTTGATCGGTAAGCAATATCGCGGCGTCGGCGGTCTTGAACAGGCTAATCGCGGTCACTTGGTTGATATTACAGAAGGTTCCGGTGAAGGGCTAGGGGATAGAGATGGCGGTAATTGTGAAAACGCCGCCATCTGCGCCATCGGGTGCGCCGATCTTGAACGGTTGGTTTAGCTCTGTGCCTGATACCACTGAATGAGATACGGTCCCTGCCCCGGAAAATGCGAACTCAACAAAAGAGCCGGAGCGCGACTTCACGAAAACCGAGCCCGGCGATGTGAACGAGCCGGCGGTGATGTGGACCGTCTTGCTTGTGGACGCGGCCCACGCCGCCAGCAGTGCCGTGCAATGGGCGCCGCCATCGGCAAGTTCGCAGTTGTCGTCGTTGGAAAGGTCGGCATTATTGACCGCAATGTCCGGCCCAGCGCCCGCGTTTGCCGGAACCATCCCGGCGCTATTATCGAACTGCCACAGTGCCGCGTTCCCGGTGTCCGCAAGCGTCGGATCGGGGAATTGATCGGACGGCGGGGGAGCAGCCGCAGCCCCGCCCCCCTGCGTTGCCGCTGCCATGAGGATTTGCTGGAAATCCATCAGGTGAACGTGCCAAATCCGGTCGCGGCCATGTTGGCGCCGGTGGTGATGTTCCACGACCCGCCGACGCTAAGCGCGTTGATGGGAACGACGATGGGGCGAAGGTCGGCCAGCGTCCCCGCCGTGTAGACGTAAACCGCCGTCGCGTTGTTGAAGATCGTGGTCGTGCCCGCACCTACGGCGGCAGGCTGAAGGATAACGTGGGAGAGATAATCGCCCGCCGCGCCGGTCGCTCCGAAGGGAGAGGTCGTGAGCCCCGCAGCCTTGGCGTAGGGCGTCAGGACCGCCGGAGTGGCGGAAAGGCTGAGCGCGGGCGTCTTGGGGCCGAGAGTCGCGGGGAGCTTCGCGCTCTGCGCCGCCAGCGTGGCCTCGGTCGCCGGCGCCGCGATGATCTTGGCGAGGATCGAAGCGAGGCTGGTGTTGCCGGTGTCCTGCTTCGCTTCCGTTGCGGGCGCGGCGATGATCTTCGCGAGAATGGCCTGCTCGGCGGTGATCTGGGTGTCCTGCTTGGCGGACGTGGCGGCGCCTGTGGGGAGCGTTCCGGCGGCCCCGGCGACGACCTTGAGGTTGCCGTCCGCGTCGCACAATGGCGCGCTGTGCGCCAGGTCGCCCAGGGTCGGCGGCGTCGCCTTGTAGATCATCTTGTCCATGCTGGCCCTCTGCTTTCAGATTTTAGGCTTGGATGTGCCGGACGTGGCCGACCGAATGCGTGGCGACGAGCGGCCCGGAATTGACCGAACGGCGCCTGCCGGCCTTGTTGATGTCCTCGATAAACGCCTGCATGAGGGCAAGCTGCTCGTTGGCCTCTTCCTTGAACTGGCAATAGCGCCAAGCGTAATGGAGCGCCCCGGCGAGGTAGAGGTCGGGATGGTCGGTCAAGAGCCAGTTCGTGGCCGTGCCGGACGCCAGGGGCGCGATAACGGCGTAATAGGTGCCCTTGATCGCAACCGCGCTTGAGGGCGTCGGGCCGAACAGGATATTCTCGCCCTCCACCGCGAAATGGGCCGGTGTCCCCGTTGTCGCAGCGGGATAGGTGGCGCGCAAATCGCCTGGCGTCAGCCGGGTCAGGATCGTGTCGGGCGAGCCGTCGATATAGGGGCCGGACTTGAACCCCCAGAAGTCGGCGGGCAGCGCTTCGGATTGAGCGTCCGCCGTGATGCTGAGCGCCGCTTCCCGGTCGGGCGTGAAGACGTTGCGGTTGAAATGCCGCTCCGCATAGGCGATGAAAACCGGGATTTGCGTCGTCAGATCGTCACGGTTCAGCCAAAGCGCGATATCGGCCTTGAGCGCCGTCCATGTGATCGGGTCTTCAGCCATTGCGGACCCTCCCCAGCATGATCGGGCGGCGCTTCAGATAGAGCCATTCGGGATCGTCGAGCAGCCGCGCCACGGCCTGCTTGTGGGCCTGATTCCAGACCGCGACGCCCTTCTCGACCCACCACTTCATCTGAACGGACGGCGGGATCGATGCGACATGCACCATGTCCCCCATCCGGCCGTGCTGCTCGTTCTGCGCGTCCTTGTTGGAATCGAGGACCGGCTGAACGTCCTCCTCATAGGAGATGATCGTCGTCTCGGTCGCGTCGTCGTAATCGTGCCAGGTCCGCATCCCCGAGAGAGGGTCGAAGTCGAGCAGGCGCTTCATCTGGCCTGCTCGCGCTCCCGCAGCGTCTCGGCCAAGGAAGCCCCGACAATGGCCCTCTCGCCGAACGCGAGCTTGCGCGTGTCGCCCAGGTGAAGGGCCGAGCCTTCGATGATGTTCTCGATCTCGACCATGCCGGCGGGGATGTCGGCGGGCTCGTCGGAAGCGGGCTCTGCGGCAGGCGCGGTTTCGGCTTCGGCAACGTCGGCGCCCTCGACAACGGGCTCGTCCCCGAACGTGGCGATATGCTCCTGGAGCAACGACACCACGCCCTTGCGCGTCTTGCCGATCTGCTCGGCACCCAAAAGCGCCAGCGCGTCGTCGCGGTTCAGCGCCGGCACGACCTTGCCGATCGCGGGGATGGACTGGTCGAGAATGGACAGGTCAGCCATATCCGGCCTCCTTGAATAGGTGGGCGGGTGCCCGAAAGACCCCCGCCCTAGTTTGAGCCGAAGCTCGATCGCGCCTGTGCCGGCGCTTACGAAGTGGTCAGGTCGGCGACGATGCCGCTGCCCTTCTCGTTGCAGGATTCGAGCGTGAACTCGACGCTGAGCATCTTGCGGTCCGAGTGGCCGGTCTTGGCCAGGTCTTCGGTCTTGAACCGCTGGTAATAAGCCAGCTTCCACATGCTCGGATCGACCACCGCCGCCGAGCGGGTCGGCGAGAAGCGGTTCGGGATGATGTTCAGCGTGCCGTAGTCCGACACGTAGACATCGGCGGCCCCGATGATCGTTGCCCGCTTGCTGCCGGTATCGCGGACGGCATCGGCAATGCCGGCGAAGCCCGACATCGCCTTTTTGTTGAACGCGCCGACCATGACCATTGTCGGATCGCCGCCGTTTTCCCAGCAGAGCTGAAGCACGTCCTTCAGCAGAGTCTCGGTGAAGGCCCGCTGGGTGCCGTCGCCCGCCGCCGCCTGGATGCCGGCCGAGAAGGCGGTATTGGTGCCGGAGGTGCCGCGGCTGTCGTTGGTCTGAATCCACGCCGCGAACCCGGCGCTTTCGCGCGCCGTCGAGGCGTTGCCGGCGACGCTCGCATAGTTGCCCGTCAACCGGGTTTCCATGTCGCGCTTCAGCTCCTTGGACCGCTTCTGGAGCTGGTAGGACAGCTCATCGCCGCGCCCGGCATTGTTGGACGCCCGCTGGGTGGACGAAACCTGGATCACCTTGTCCGAAAGCTGGGTGTAATTGCCCAGCCGCACGGTCGCGGTGATGGAATCGTTGGCCGGGTCGTCGCCTTCCACAACCGCATTCGAGCCCGAAGCCGAAGCCAGGGCGTCCGTCTGCCATTCGTGGAAGGTGTTATCGGCCTTGCCCTTCTCGATCGCCGACATGAACGGCGTATCGGTCGGGGAGACATCGTGGATGACGTCGGTCAGATCCTCGCGCCGTCCGACGACGCCGTAGGTCTGGGTGGTTCCTGAGGGTACGGCCATTTCCTGGCTCTCTTTCTTGGTTGGCCGGTTGACCCGGCTCTGTTGTGGTTATGGGAGAAAGCGGCCGAAGACGCGGTTCGTCGCGTCCTTGTCGCCTCCTCGCATGGCTTCGCGATCGGATTGGTAGCGCTGGCTTTCGGCTGCGCCCTTCGGCTGGGCGGCCCCCGGCCTCGAAACGCGCGGAGCGCCCTTCGCCTCGCGGACCCGTTGCATCTTCTGCGCCATGAGGGCGTCGTACTTGTCCGCCTTGGACTTGTACGTGGCGACCTTCTTCATGGCGAGGATGTCGGACGTGTCCGCCTCCGCAATCCGATATCCCAGGTCGGTCGCGATGGACTCCAGCTCCTGCTGAAGCTTCGGGCCGGTGGCCGGGTCAAGAAATTCGGGGAAGTTCTGAACAAGCGCTTCGCGCATTTCGGCCGCCTTTTGGGTGGCCGCCTGCTGGCTGCGCTGCGCCTGCTGGGCGCCGATTTGCTGGAGTTGCTGCTGTGCGAAATTGTACTGGGCAAGCGCGCGCTCGTGCGCGTCCATCATATCGGCGTAGAGATACGGGTCGTCCACCTGAAGCTGATAGCTCGGCTTCTCGGGGATTTGAGGAAGCAGCGCCTGCAATTGCTGAGCGTGAGTCGTCTGCAGTTGGTCGACGTAGGTTAGAGCTTCCCGCTCCACGGTGGCGCGGGTCTGCTTTGCTTCCTGTGCCTTGGCCTGGACGAAGGTTTCGCGCTCGGTCTCCCTGCGGGCGATGGTCTTTTGCACCGCTGGGGGAAGCTTGCCGAACTCCTCCTTCTCCTCGGCCGTCCACGATACCGGGGCGGCGATGGGCGGCTCTGCCCCTTCCTCGGGGGCCTCCGCTTCGCCTTCTTCGGTAACGTCTTCGACGGTCAGCTCGTCGGCTTCGGCACCTTGCGGCGCTTCCGCCTCCTCGCCTTCGTCGGGCTTTTTCTCTTCCTGCTCGTCGCCGGAAATTGCCGCGAAACGGTCCTGGATGGTCGGTTCGGCAGCAACGACGGTGTCACTGGCGGCGCCGACTGCATCCCCTGGGGTCTGCTGGGTCATTGCTCGTCCTTTTGCAGGCTTCTCGTTGGGGCTTTTCAGCCCATCGCGGCGGATGCCGTGATCTTGTTGAATGCGTCGATAGCGGCCTTTTCGACTGCCTCCCATGAGCAGGGCTCGGGAAGCGTGACAGCGGCAACTCGTCTTCCTTCGGCGACGGCGGCGCGCTTATGGTTGCCGGTCGAACAAAGCCGAAGGATCATCTCCATGGCCCAATGTCGAGCAGCCGGCGCTTGGCCGGGCTCATCTTCTCGACCGCTTCGGCGCGGCGTTGTCCCTGCCGCGCGCTCTCGCCATCGTAGACCAAGCTAATTACCTGGCCCCTCACCTCCGTCACGATGCGGGAGGCATTGGCGAGCGCGGCGATCTCGTTCGTCGCCCATGGTTTCGAGGCGCATATCGCCTTGAGCCGGGCCTCATATTCGGCCTGAACGACGGCAAAGGCCGGGTCCAGAAACTCCTCTAGCGCCCGCTTGGCGTGATGGGCGCGCTCGACGCGCTGGGATTCGGTGAGGTCGCTCACTTGCTCAAGTCTCCGCCGGGCCGCTTCTTCGCCATGCTCGCCACCCTCGCTTGGTGCCGCTCCTGCGCGTTGATCTGCTCCATCTTCAACATCGCATCGATCTGCATCTGGCGTTCGGCGATCGACGCCTCGAAACTGGCCCTTGCCTGATCCATCTGGGCCTCAAATATCGCCTTCTGCGCGTCGATCTGGGCCTTGGCAGCGCCCTGCTGCCGCATCGCATCGAGCCTTGCCGATGCTTCGGCCTGCTGGAGCGACAGTTTCGCCGCGGACTCCTGCTGCTTGAGCCCGAGCTCCATCTTCTTCGCCTCGATCTCGGCCTGGACCTTCGCCATCGCCGGATCGGGCTTCGGCTCGGCCGGCGGCAACTGGTCGGGGTCGTTGAAATACTCTCCCACGTCCCCGAGCCCGGCGTCGGCGACGAATCCCTTGGCCGAATTGTAGAACTTCTTCTCGTCCACGATGCGCATGCCGCCCTCGAATGCCTGCGCCTGCATCCCGATCAGCTCGCGCCGGAACGCCAGCCTTTGCTCCTTGCGCCCCGATCCCAGCCCGACGCGCGGACGGGCGATCATGTCCTCCGGCCACTGGCGCGGATCGACCTGGACATATTCCCCGTCGATCGGGACCGTGATCTGCTGGCCGAACCGACGCAGCAGCCGCGCCTTCTTCGTGATGAGCCTAGCCAGCCCGTTGGCGAAGTTGCGGGCCAGATATTCTTCGACCTGTTGGCCCTGGGCCTGCATTAAGGCGGTGCCGGTGGCCGTTTTGTTCAGCGTGTCGGCGTCGAGGCCCTGGTTGAGCCGGGTGATGCCCGTCCGGCTCTCCCGCTCCCCGTTCATGAACTCCAGCATCGTGAAGCCTGAGGAGGGATCAAAGTGTCCCTGTCGTTCTTCTGGTTTGGTGGTTCCTTTCCAGCGGACGAGTCGGCCGGGCCTGACAGTCAACAAATCCTCAATGGTGTTCTCGCCAATCGCATCCTCATGCACGTAGGTAGACGGGTTGTTGCCTATGTAAATTCCGTCGAGCGACTGGCGAAGCAAGACAGATCGGATACGCTCGATGTCCATTACCTTGTCGGCGAGCGATTGCCCGATCCGCCTGTGCTGCATCGGGAACGGGCACCAGTCCTCGAATGGGTGATCCTCAGGACTGTCCATCTCGTCGACCGAGAAAACCTTATAATCGGACGTGCGCTGGATGTAGAGCAGTTCGGCGATGCCGTCCCCATTGGCGTCGTAGCGCACGAACTCCTCGTGCCACCAAATACGCCGATTGGGCCCGGTCCTCGCGCCAAAGGAGGTGTTGCGGTCTTCATCCCGCGCCCGGCTCAGCACGTTATCGTTGCTGTCCTCGCCGACCGCCGTGAAATCGTCCTCATCATAGCCCATCTCGACCAGATCGGACACGGACTTGCGGACCCGCCGGCCCTTGACCGCCGCCTCCGTGATCGTCCTGGCGTCGGACGAGCAATAGAACTCCTCCGAAGGCACCGCGGCATCCCAGAATTTGGGCGGCTGTTCCTGGAGCTCGATCACCCTCAGGATCGGCGTCTCGGTTTGCGGGTCGATGTCGCCCGTCTCTTCGGCCTCGATGTGCCTCGCCTTGTCGAACAGAACCGCCGGGATCGTGCCTTCGACCCGCTTCTTGGGCTGCGGCTCGGCGAACGTCATCGCCACCGCGTTCTTTTCGAGCAGCCCCGCCTTGAGCCAGTCGTGGAGCACGCTGTAGCCGTCCTGCTCGTCCATGAGCAGGTACATGATAGTCTCGGTCGCCTGGTGGGCCGCTTCCGCGTTCTTGTGCGTGAACTCGACGACGCGCTCGCCCGAGACTATGGTGCGCAGGATCGAGATGACCATGTAATCAAGGGTCTCGGCCGTGTCCCGCGCAACGACCTGTGAGCGCCCCTCCTCCTCGTCGCCATAGGGCTCGCCATTGTAGCGGTCGATCGCGGTCGTCCGCTCATCCTCGAGCGTGTCATCCCGGCAGCGGTCATATTCCTCGCGCAGGAACGACAGAAGCTCGGGGGCGACGTCGATCATCAAACAATCCCCCGATTGACGCCAGCATAATCGATCTTCTTGTGAGCCACAGGCCTAGGCGCGACCGCAGCCGTTTCGAACGACTTGTAGCCATGGCTGAACTCGTCATGCCGGGCCGTGTTCTTCCACGTCGCCAGCTTATCGTCCCATTCCTTGCGGTAGTTATCGAGGCATTGGATCAGCCGGGCGCAACGCTCTTCGTCGATCCATACGCTCGGTAACAACGCCCGCGACGCCTCGATCCCGGCCCCCTCCGTGAGGATCCGCGGGACAATATCGATCGGGCCGATACCGGCCTCTTCCGCCCACTGCTTCTTGGTCTTTGCCACCAAGCCTAGCTGGCGCTGGTCGCCGTCATGGGGGAAATAGTGGCGTCCGTAGATGTACCGCTTCTCATTGAGCACGCGGGCGTAATGTTCGAAGCCCTCTCCGCTGTTCTCATAATAATCAACCGCACGCTCTTCGGCGCCGAGCGTTTGTTTGAACGTCAGAGCCATCGCGTCACCGACTCCGAGATCCCAATAGACGTTAACCGGCTTGTTCAGGATCGGGATGCGGCATATCCGGCCCTGCTCCCGCATCTTCGCCATTTCAGTTGAGAAATAGGCGCCCTCGATCGAGGCTTCGAAGGCTTCGTCTGGTGTGGACGGATATTCGCGCTTCATGTCCTCGCCCTGCTGCTCGGACTTCTTGATGTACCACGCCCGCTGCTCGCGGCTGAGATTAACTCCCTCGCCAGCCAGCTTGGCAAAATACTCCTTGAATCGCGTCGTCTCGACCACATCCGCGTCGAGCGCGTATTCGGCGCTGGACCACCACGGAGCAAAGTGAAACTTGAAATCGAGCGCGGTTAGCTGAGCGCCCTGCTTATCCCTGTCACGCGCAGCTTTAGTGATCTCGTAGAAGTGCCCGGCGTGCCCCTCCGCAGTGGATTCGACCGTGATGTGCTGCCCGGCCTGAACTGTGTTGAACGCGCCCGACTTGACCTCGCGGGCCTTTTCCGGAAACTTGGCGCAGAGCTTCCCATATTCCGACACATGAAGCCGCTGGAGCGTTCCTGACCGAAGCGAGGCGCCGACGCGGATGGACGAGCCGTTGCTGAACTTGAGGCTCCGCGCGCTGTCTTGTGTCGCGCGCACATGCTCCCGAAATTCATCCGGCAGTTCGTCATAGGCGAATTTGATCTTGTCGGTGAAGAAGGCCTCCGCGTCGGTCAGGTTGTGGGCGATCACGCCTGCGGCGGTGTTCGGGATAAACAGACAGTCGTCGAGCATGTCCAGCTGGATGATTGTCGTGAAGCCCTTCTGCCGGGCCTTGAGAACGATGTCGAAGCCGTGCCGCTCCGCTATATACTGCTCCTGGTCCGCGTTCATGCGGAAGGGAACGACAGCGCCTTCCTTGTCCTTGATCTTGTAGAACCCGCCGCGCAGCCGCGAAAGCTTGTCAGGCCATCGCTCCGCGCACTGGTCTAGGAAGCGGGGGTCAGACCTAGCCACTCACGCGCCCTGTTCGACAAATCATGCTCAACCTTGTGGCTCTGCGGCTTGTTGTCGCTGAACGCGTTCGACAGCTTCCCGAGATACCAGCGCTCCGCGTCGAAGGCTAAGCGACCCTTCCCCGCGTCCTCAGCTTTCTTCGCCGCGTCGACAGCGGCGTCGGCGCGCGCTAAGAACCCCGCCTCGCGCGCGCGCATAACCGCGACATCGAATGCTTCATCATCGTCCTGCCAGCGCTGGATCGTCTTGCGATCCGGCAGACCGTCACCCTCGCAGACATCGGCGAGACTTTTCCCTGATGCGAGGCCGTCCAAGACCGCTTGGCGATGTTCGGGACCGTACTGCATCGCACCCTCGCTTTCAGCTCCGCAATGCGGTGGGCTGTTTTCGGGTTGAAAGGTTCTGGCGTTGCCCCGCTTCGCCGCTTCCTATGAAGGCCCGAACGAGCCCCGGAGCACACGGCGTTGAGTCGTGAAACCAGCAAGGCCAATCGGCCCGCCGCCAGATGTCGAGCCTTGGGAGACGTGCCCCGATGAAGCTTAGAAGCGCTTGAAGCCGAGCTTCAGCTTGAGGCCGGCGGCCGTGTAGGTCGGCGTGCCCGAGCGGACCACGGCGAAGACGTAGAGGTCCTTGGAGCCGGCGGGGAGCTGGATGATCTGCCCGAGCCCGGTCAGGACGCAGTTCTGCGAATTGATGAGGTCGTTGAAGGTGACGAAGTGAGCCCGGCCCACGATGTCATCGAGAACCGTATCGGCCGCGGCGACGGCTCCATTGATCGTGCCGGGCGTTGTCGCGCTGGTGGTCAGGAAGATTTCGACTTCCGTCCCCTGGTCGTCGCCGTCGAACAGGATGGCGCTGACGAACTCGACAACGCCGCCCTCGACATCGGACACGCCGGCCACGATCTGCGAAATGGCCAGCACGTCATTGTCGGCGTAGATGCTGGTATCGGCGACCAGGGTCACGTCGATCACGACGCCGGAGCCGCCCGAAACCTTGAGGTGGCCCTTGCTGTCGGACTGAAGCTGGGCCTGCTCGCCAGTGCCGAGAGCGATCCCGGCGGCGTTGAACATCGTGCGTCGTGCCATTGTCGGTTCCTTTCCAGAACTCTTGTTTTCGGGTGGGAGAGGTTAGACCCGCCTCCCGTGCGGGCTGTTAGACGAGGCCCGCCCGCTGAACGATCGCGACAATGGCGATCACGATGCAGACCAGTTGGATGAGTTGGGCGATCCTGCCGTCGAGTCCGGACAGAAGGCTGCAAGCGTAAAGCGCGAGGGCCAGGACAACGAGGACAATGAGGATGAAAACGAGGAGGCTCACGGGCGGGCTCCGAAATGCTGGCTGGCCGGCAGGAAGCCGCGCGTCTCGACAACGCGATAAGCGCCCGAGAAGATGATCGCTGCGAGGATCAGAGCCTTCATGGCTTGCCCTTGGTCTGGCCGGCCTTGGTTCTCTGCTTTTCCTGGCGAAGGTGCTCCGCCCAAGCGGCGGGCGTTGAGTTGAAGGGCGTGATCGGCGCGGGCGGGAGCCCAGCCAGCATCGCACTGAATATACCCACTCGCATTGCTCCTGAAACTATCCCGCCAGCGACGCGCGCCGAACCGCTCCTGATAAGTTGCGTCGGTTGTGGGGCTGTGGCTGGCGGGAGTCCGGCTGGGCCGGAATTGGAAACGCCCGCGAGCCGGGTGGGCTGCGGGCGCAATCATTCAAGAATGTCCTTTGTTTTTCACAGTACCGTAAAAATGTCAAGCGGCTAATTCCGCCTCCACGCGCTTTGCCGCCATCCTGATCTCCAGCTTGGCGATCTCCAGCGCTTTTCGCCGGGGCTCGAACGAGACGGCGACCTTGCCCCTCTTCTCCCGGCGCGTCTCCAGCGCGCCCGCCTGATCGATCGCCCATTGGCTGAGCGACTTGTCGTAAACCACCACGGCACGCAGGATGTCGAGCAATTCGCCCGCTGCTCGTTCGCAGTCGGCCGCAACGCGAATGGCATTGACCGTGGTCATGGTCGGCCCACCGCCGTTGCCCCCTCGCTGGAGGCACAGGCTGTCGCGGATGAGCGAGCGGTCCGCGATGTCGGCGTGGTGGCGATAGTGACGCAGCGCCTTCAGCTCGGATTCGCTGAGCGCGCCGGTGTCGAACAATATCTCGATCATCGGCCGGCGACGATATGCCGTGCCCTTGAGGTTGAGGCCGCCTGAAGGCGTGCGATCGTATACCGTATCGACCTGAAACGCGGCGGCCTGTTCCGGCGGCGGCGCCGCGATGTCGTCGCCCTTCTTCTTCCCCTTCCCCATTATCCCGTCGCTCCCTGGTTGATGTGAAGTATCAATGGCTTGGCCTTACAGGATCGGCATCGTCCGGACCGAGTTGGAACGTCGATCCGTCGTCGCGGTAGCGCGTCTTGATCCCGAAGCGCTTCATGATGTGGTTCATTTCGATGATTTGGTCCGGCGTCAGCGGGGCTTCCTGCTTTTCGATTCTGCGCTCGGCCGGGACGATTGGACGGGCAGGAGTAGGGGCAGCGGCGCGGCGCCTCTCCATCCTCTCGGTCGTCTCGGCGATGATGATGGGGACGATCTTCGACGGGTGGTCCGCCGTCTCGCGGGCCTTCTCGCATCCTATAGCGAGAAGATCGGCCGGCAAGTGTCCGACAGTGGCCCAGGCGATCCTCAGCCATTCGCCGCGCGCCTCTTCGGTCATGCCGGCGGGGACGACGAGGATGAGGCAAGCGGTCAGTTCATTGCGGAATTCGATGTTCGTCGCCGGCCTCAGGCGGTCCGAACACGTCGCGAGCTGCGCGGGTCGTCGCGCTAAGGCCGTCCCCGGGTTGATGTCTTCCCATGCCGTTGGTTCGTCCATTTTGCCCTCCGAATGACCTGGAATTCAGCGCCCAGGTTGACCATGCGTCCTGCCAGCTCTTGAACCTGTCGCCCTTCTTGCGGTGATGGGCGCGGAAATGCTCAAGCTGGCGCTCGCGCTCTC